CAGAATTGATTGGAGAGATATGGAAGTATCCCGGCGGCCTGATTATACGCACAAGTGGGAAAATGACGAGTGGGTACTTGACCCCGGCCTAGTCCCCCGCATCACCCTTCTCACCATGCGCCAAGCCCGCCTGCAGATGCTCGCCATGGGTGTCCTGTCGCAGGTCGAGGCGGCGGTTGCACAGGCAGGGGACGCAGCGCAGATTGAGTGGGAATATGCCGCGACTGTGGAGCGCGGCTATCCCTTATTTCTGGCGATCAAGGGGGCGTTGGGGTTCACGGATGAGCAGGAAGAGACGTTTTTCAGCGAGGGGGCAAAACTATGAAGCGCCTCTCCCTCCTCCTCCTTTTCATCCTGATGCCGGTGTGGGCGTTTGCCGATACCCTCACCCTTGACTGTACCTCTAATGATTCCCTGTCCTCTTTTGTTGAGACGGTCAGGAGCAAGAACATCACCGGCGACACCCTGATTATTACCGACAGGGACATTTGCGCCCGTGAGATGATTCGGGTCGTCACCGACGAGGAGGGCAACGTCATCAGGCCTGCCATACTCGGCTGTTTCCAGTTCTCGGGTAACGATGTGTCCATTTTCATCGGGCAACGGATTATCAGGGGCAAGACGGCTCTCTCCGGTCAACGTCTGACCATAACCAATATCACCGATACGGGGGTGAATCCATGAAACGCTTTCTTGCTCTGCTGATTATCTTCTCCCTGTTCGCTCTCCCCTGTCATGCGGCGGTGACAGGTAGTGTAAGCCTTGCCAACATCCGCCTCTCTCTCGTCGACGGCACTGCCTTCGTCGATTTCTCAGCGGCGGGCACCCTCAATTATCTCAACGGAAAGCTCACCCTGACCGATAGCGCGGGGAAGAAGGCTGTCGGGTATCTCAAGGCGGCGGGGACGGGGGAAACGCTGGACAGCGAGCTGGTCGGTTGGACAAATAATGCTGGTAGCCCATACGAGACCATTACGGTAAATGCCAATTCTATAGATTTGGACTCCGTAATTAATACAACCGGTTACGGTATAGCATATAATACAGTAGCCACCGCATCTGGAAGATGTTTCAAAGTGACCTATAATCTCACCCTCAATTCGGGGACAGCACCGAAATACGTAACTGGTTCAACCATTAATTTTGTTAATGAGATTATTATTGTGCCGAACTCTGCGGGTGCAAAAACAGCATATTACACAGGACGGTACGACACCGAATATTCTGGTTTTGCCACAGGTAACGGGATTGCGACTGATTTTTCAACTACGTCCACATCCTTGAAGCAGCTCCTCACCCCCTCTGCCACCGGCGCAACCATCACCAGCACACCGGGCGGGACAACCTACAACTGGGCATACATTGAGAGCGGGTTTAATTACAACGATGCAAGCGGCTATTCGTACACGATAGTACCGAGATTTGTCGGCGGCGGCAAACTTTTGCTGGGGGTGGGGCAATGAGTGAGGAGACGGTACTCAAATTCAAACTGGCAACACTCGTAACCATAGGGATGGGGGTGCTATCCCTAGTGGTAACAATCCTGGGGATATGGGTAAGCGGGATATCAACGTCCACTACCCAAAACTCAACCGACATTGCCACCCTGAAAGAATGCACCAGAAACCAGGCTATCAACATAGTGGAGATAAAAACCATAGTGGAAGACATAAGGAATAATCAAATAAGAATAAGGAAAGGGGAGAACGTGAGATGAGGGAAAATTTTGACACAGCATTTGAATTAACCATCGGGCTGGAGGGTAAGCCGAGTAACGACCCTAACGACCCCGGTGGGTTTACCATTTGGGGGCTGGCCTCAAAGTTTCACCCTGAAATAAACATAGCGACCCCGTTGTCTTATGCGAAGGAGGTGTACCTGAAACAGTATTGGGAGCCAAACGGGTGCGACACTGCCCCTTTCCCCATGGATATCTGCCTTTTTGACTCTGCCGTTAATCCGCAGAACGATCCTAAGTTGCCGTATTCAGGAAATCAAGAACTGCTGGCGTTGGGACCGGAGAATTGGCAGGAGTATCAACTGCTGAGAATAGCCCGATATCAGAGGAGGAGCAAGAGGATATACGTAAACGGGCATATAAACAGGGTGATAAAATTAACGGAAGCAATATGGAACATAATAAAAGAAAGGAGAGGTGTAAAATGATGGACTTTTTTAAAAGCTTTGCAAAAGTAGTGACAGGATTGGCCCCGGTTTTAACCGCCTCAGTGGGTTTTATCTTCCCCGGCTCCGCGATAGCTGTTGGCATCGCTAGGGCCATCCCCGATCTGATATCGAGTGCGGAAAAGGCAATAGGGAGTGGGAATGGTGCCATCAAGAAACAGTACGTGATGGAAGGGGCGGAGAAATTGGTAGAGGCCATGAAAGGAGTGTCGACGGGTGGACAAAAGGAGACGTGGGAAGACATTGCCCCATTCGCGTCGGCCATAACGGACGGAATATGCTCTGCAGTGAAAGCAGTAAACTCCGATCTGATTGACGATAACTTCGAAAACATGAAAATGGGGGGATAAGGTATGAACTGGAAAACAACGGTACCGGGAGTGGTGGCGGGATTGGCCCAAATAGCGAAGGCATTCGGGTTTGACGTTCCGGACGGACTGCTGGACGGGATATCGGCAGTAGCCATTATCCTGTTGGCGTGTTTCTGCAAGGACAAAGATGTGACAGGCGGGAAACGCCCCGCGTAAGGGATAAACACATGGCAGTATTGACAAAAAGTTAGCAGATGGTGTAAAATAAAAAATAAGGAGAAACAAATCATGGATGAACCGATAGTGAAGCCTACAGACCAGACACCGCCTGATGGCGGGACTCCGCCTGTGGGGGGACCTGTAACACCTCCCGTTACGCCTAAGCCTTGGTTGGAACAGGTAAAGACTGACCTTAGGGCCAATGAAAGCTTGAAGGATATCGATGATGTTAACCATCTCACTGAGAGTTACATCACGGTATCGGGAGAGCTTAACAGCCTTAGGGGTGCTCTTGAACAGTCCATTAAAATTCCAAGCGCAGATGCGCCCGTGGAGGAGAAAGAGGAGTTCTACAGGAAGCTGGGAAAACCGGAAAAACCGGAAGAATACGAGTTTCCCGAAAGCGACGTAGTAAAAAACGACCCTGAAACTGTGGAGTGGGCAAGAGGAACGTTTTCCAAGGCCAACCTCACTAAAGAACAGGCATCTATCATCAGGGATGAGTGGAATCAGCACGTAGTGGAAATAAACCAGAAGGTGGAACAGCAACTGAAAGAGGAGAGAGAGACAAAACTCGCGACGGATATGGAGGAGTTGAGAACGAACTGGGGTAATAAGTTCGAGGAAAACGCCAACATCGCGAGAAAGGCAATGGAGATAGCCACGGGGAAAAACGAAAAACTGAAAACGTGGCTGAAAGACAGGAATATGGATAACGATCCTGTTCTTTCCCAGTTGTTTCTTGATATCTCTGCCGCTTTCATCGATGACAGTGCTCCACCTCCGGACCCACTGGTGACAAAGGAAAAGACGGGCAGTGGGATAAGCTATCCCGATATGCCATAATAAAGGAGGAATATCATGAGCGAAGTGAATCTCGGCGGAGTTTACACTCTTGTTGAATTAGCAAAAATGATCGCACCGGGGGATGACAGTTTTCTCTTCTGTGCACAGGTATTGTCACGGGCCAACCCCATCGTAAGGGAAGTTCCCATTGTGGAAGCCAACCAGTTGCTCACCCACGTTGGCAACCGCACCCTTTCCCTCCCCACCGTGAGTTTCCGCGCCATTAACCAGGGCGTTGCACCCACAGCCCACCGGGAAGAGCAGATAACTGAACCCATGGCCCTTATGGAAGCTATGAGTCAGGTCGACGTTGAAGCGACTAAATTGGGGCCGGGAAGTGACAAACAGGTGAGGCAGAGAATGGATGAGGCCCACATTGAGGCCATGACGCAGAAACTGGCATACACCATTTTCTACGGAAGCCTCGCGGATGACCCCCTCTCCTTCAACGGCCTTGCCACCCGCTTTAACTCCAGCACTGTTTACCCCAACAACGACAGTTCATGGTATTACAACGTGAAACTGGGTGGGGGTTCCGGCGACGACACCACTTCCATTTGGGTTATCGAGTGGGGCCTTAACAAAGCCCATCTGCTTTACCCCAAAGGTACCAAGGCCGGTATCGAAATAAAATTCCTGGGCGAACAGCTGGTAACGGATGCGGGAGGTACCAACAAGTTCCTGGCCTATGTCACTGATTTCAAGTGGAGATGCGGCATGTTCATCAACGATGAAAGGTGTGTCCAGCGCATCGCCAATATCGAAGCGTCCGGCACCGACCACACTTTCTCCGATGACGACCTTATCACCATGATAAACAGGACACCTCACATGGGCGAGGACCCTATGACGAGAATCTACGTCAACAGGACCATTCGGACGCAGATGGACATCATGGTAAAAGACAAATCAAACATCAACTACACTGTCGACAAGGACCCGTTTGGCAAACCCATGCTGTTCTTCCGGGGTATCCCGGTTGTGGTGAATGATGCCATCGTCGACACCGAAACGGCCATTTCATAAGGAGGCGTGACATGGGATACAGAGATTACAAACTGATTTTGAGCGACAGTCAGCAGGTAAACGCGGATGCCGACTCCACATACTTCCTTGACACGGAAGTTACCAATCCCCGCTGGGAGAAAAACAACAAATTCGGCGTTATTATAACGGTAGAGAAGAAGGTCACTGCCGGGACCGGCGTTAACTTTATTGTGGTGCACAAGACATCCGAACCTACGACTGCCGATGCCGATCTGGTCACGGTTCACGCTCTCGCTGCACATCTGGTCGTCGGGAAAGAGATTATCATTCCTCTCCCCAACATTCCTCTTCTCCGGTACGTAAGGCTTTACTACAATATCGTGGCCGGGACCGAAGACTACACGTTCAGCGCGTACTTTACCCCCATCCCGGCGTAAGGGCAGGGGAACTTTAACTAAAGGAGAGAATGAAGATGGCCAAGGGAATCGCGGAATTTGTTTGCGACAGGATGTGTTGGTTTGATGTAAAGCTGTGGAAAAAAGGGGAAGTATTGAAATGTGCGGAAGAAAACGCGGATAAGGTATCCCATCACTTCACCCGCGTGGACAAAGTGGACGACACCCCTGCCACCATAAACGTGGATGAGACCATAGCCGGTCTTACCAACAAGCAGATCATGAGCATACTGGATGCCAAGGGGATAGAATACCCCAGCAAGGCAAACAGGGTAACACTTCTCGGACTTCTGGAATTGGTGAAAGAAGGGGTAGAGATACCGAAGAAGGAAGAAGAGGAAGAAGAAGAGGAAGGCTAAGAAGTGGCGATCGCGCATTGCGTGGGGGTAGGGGTTAGAGTTTCCCCTACCCCTTTTTTGTTTTAAAGGAGGATAAAGATGGCGTACTCAATAACTGGAATAGCCAACTCAGCACTCATAAAGATGGGGGCTGATACAATAACAACAATCACGGACACAGGGGATGAAAAAGCAAGAAAGTTAAACACTGTGTGGGAGTATGTGAGGGATGAAGTGCTGGAGGAAAAAGAGTGGAACTTCGCTAAAAAGAGGGTAGAATTAGCCCAAAGCGTGGACGCTCCGGAATTTGGATATGACCACAAGTACGCCCTCCCCTCAGACTACCTGAGAATTTTATCTCACAACATGCCTAAGAACACCCCGTATGTGATAGAAGGCGGGTACATGCTAACCGACTACGATAATACCTCTACTGGATTGTTTATCCGTTACATAGCCAAAATAGTAGACCCCACAAAGTACACGGCAAACTTTATCACAGCAGTAAGTTATAGGTGGGCCGCAGAGGTGTGCGAAAGGATAACAGGGGGGACAGTGAAAGCCCAAGCCATGATGCAGGGATACATGATGGCCCTACAGAGAGCAGATAGCCTCAACCAGATGACGCAGGGGATGGTGGAAGATGAAGAGGGGAACGACGACTGGGTAAATGCTGGAAGAAGCGTGGTGGACGAAGGTCAGTACGTAATAAATAGCTAGGAGGGGGAAAGTGGGTAGATATAGCACTATAGTGTTGAGTTTTAATGGGGGAGAGATAGGACCCACTTTTGACGGCAGAACAGACCTAGAGAAGTACTACTCCAGTTGTATAAATCTGGAGAACTTCATACCGTTTCCATCCGGAGCTATAACCAGAAGGCCTGGAACTTACTTCGCATCTGAAACCAAAACAAGCGCAAAAAAGTCAAGAATGGTGGGGTTCGATTTCTCCACCATCCAGTCTTATCAACTTGAGTTCGGCCATCAGTACATAAGATTCTACAAAGACTACGGGCAAATTGTGGAGACGTATGCGGCATGGGAAACAGGAACAGATTACACCCTTGGTAAATTGGTGACAAACGGTGGAAACCATTACCGCTGTATCGCGGCTCATACATCAGGGACATTCGCTACAGATTTGGCCAACTCCAAATGGGAAGCAACAGGGGGAGCAACCGACTTAGCTTATGAAATTCCTACCCCATATTTGGAAGCGGACTTATTCGAATTGAAAGTGATACAGTCAGCTGATACCATGTATATAGTTCACCCATCTTACGCTCCCCGAACTTTAACTAGGACTGGACACACGGCATGGACACTCACCAATTTTGTAGCGAAAAGTGACGAGGTAGGTGGAAATTGGTTTGGGACAACTGATAATTACCCCTCATGTTGTGCCTTCTTTGAACAGAGGTTGGTATTCGCTTCAACCAACGATGGTCCCCAAACTATATGGTTCTCCCGATCAGCAACGTATGACGATTTCATTTTGAACCCCGAAGAGGATGATGCCGCTCTCCAGTATACCATAGCCTCGGACAAAGTAGACCGCATCCGCTGGATGTTGGGGCAAGACACATTGTTGATGGGAACGGTAGGGGGAACATGGAAAATGAGTGGGGCTTCGGGGGAGCCGCTAACTCAAACAAGTGTAACTGCTAAAAGGTTAACAAGCTTTGGGTGTGCGGACGTGGACGCTGAAATAGCTAATGACGTAATACTGTTTGTCACAAAAGGAAATATGGCAATAAGGGAGTTGGTGTACTCATTGGCTGAGGATAAAATGGTGGCAAACGACCTCAACATGTTGGCAAACCACATATTTGAAGGGGACACGGAAGCTGAAAGTGGGATAAAAGAGTTGGACTACCAACAGTCGCCTATCCCCATTTTGTGGGCTGTAAAAAATGATGGAAAACTAACGGGAATGACATATGAAAGAAGCCAGAAGGTGTTTGGGTGGTTTAACTTCGTGACGGATGGGGTGATAGAAAGCGTGAGTTTGAACTCGACTGACACCACAGAAGACAGGGTGTGGATGATAGTAAACAGGACCATAGGGGGAGCAACAAAAAGATACGTGGAATACGTGAAGGCCATAGGGATATGGCACTCCATATTGAACTATTTTGGGGTGGACAGCGGATTAACGTTTGATGGGGGAGCAGAGACAGACATAACTGATATAACAAATACAAATCCGGCTGTGGTAACAAGTGTGGGACATGGGAGAGCAAACGGGGAAAAAGTAAGAATAAAAGAAGTAGAGGGGATGACGGAAGTAAACTTGGGATACACCAATGCCTATACAGTGGCGAATAAAACTGATGACACATTTGAATTGAGTGGAATAGATAGTAGTGAATGGGGGGCATACACGGAGGGGGGAAAAATACAACAGGTAGCGAATACCCTATCCGGACTTGATCACTTAGAGGGAGAATATGTGGACGTGGTAATAGACGGAGCCGTTCACCCTCAGGTGGAGGTAACAAGTGGGGCAATAAGTCTTGAGTGGTATGGGAACTTGGTGCACGCGGGTCTTCACTTCGACTCCAGTGTTGAGCCTATGAAAATAGAGTTTCCTCCGTCTACCGGGAGCACAAGTAAGGCCATGAAAAAGAGAATACATGAAATAATAGCGTACTTCTATGAAACATGTTTGGCTAAACAGGGGTCAAATGAGGACGATGCCGATTCCATACCATTTGGGACAGGGGTGGGAAATGAACTGTTTACAGGGTCCAAACCCATAACGTTTAAGGGAGACTTCGACTATGACGCGACTGTGGTGGTGATGCAAGATCAGCCATTACCCATGACGCTTACGGCTATAGCCATAAAATTTGTAACAGGGGAATAGGGAGGAGGTAGATATGTCATTTTTTTCATCAGCCAGCGCACTTCCGGCAGTAAACTACGTGGATGCCGCAGGTGAGGCATTAAACTATGCCCCAGGGGTAGCAAGTTCAGGATTTAACTGGGCTGGGGTGACGGAGGTGGCTAAAAGCGTAAGTGGTATGACTGGTCTAATAACGCAGGTGGCCGGTACGTACACAAAATCTAAATCTCAGGAAGTACAGGGTAATGCCGCACGAGTTATGGGGGAGTTTAACGCAAGTCAGGTAGAGGCGGATATAAAGGCACTAGAGACAAAAAAAGCATACGACATAAAAGTGCAGGAAGAGGCAAACAGAAAACTGAAAAGCAAGCAGAGGGTGATGCTGGCGAAAGCCGGGGTTAAGATAGACTCAGGAAGCCCTCTGCTGACAAGGATATATGAAGAAGAATTGATGGAAAGGGAAGTAGACGTAATGGAGTACAACGCAAATGTGGGGATAGAGAAACTGAAAAACAAACAAAGCTATTACAGATGGGCAGGGGGAATGATGGGAAAAGCGTTTGATGTAGCGTCCGATACAACATTGCTGACGGGGGTTGGTAAGCTCTACAATTCAGCCAGTTCGAAATCATATTGGGATGAGGTGTAAACATGCCTAAAATACCGACATTTGAACCAAGAGTAAGCCCAACTGCAGATGGACCCGGAATTGAACTACCAATGGATGCAAATCAGCCGGTGGCTCAGGCGTACACCAAGAGGGGGGAGGAGACTGAAAATACCGGATACAGAATGGTCACAATACAGGCCAGACAGCAAGCACTGGAAGAGAAAGCAAAAGATACGGTAGACGCACTTAAACTGGAGCACGAGTTCAAGAGAAAAGTGGATGAGCATGCGGAGAGTATGAAACAGATAACCAATGTGGATGAGGTAAACAGGATGACGGAAGAGTTTACCCAAAAACACATGGAAGAGTATGAGGGACTGCAGGTAAAGCCCCATATAAAAAGATCGCTACTGCCATCGGTGCTGAACGGAAAGTTGTCAGTGGAGAAACTGGCAAGAGACAAGAGAATAGACATCATAACAAACGACGGAAGAACCCTGTGGGAACAGACAAAAGTAGAGATGGAAAAGATGATAAGGAGTGCGAGTACACAGGGGGAAGTAGAGGAACTACAAAAGAGACTGGAGCTAAAAGGGGCAGAGTTGGTGGATTCCAACATTTATCATGGGGCCGACATGGTGAAAGACCTTATAGCCTTCAAGCAAAAGGCCCAGTTTAACAGAGCGGCAGATCAAATAGACATAAACGCGGAGGAGTACCTAAAGACTCCGAATAAAGTAGAGAGATACGGACTCAAAGATTTAGATGGAACCCAGCTGAGGGAGCTTGATCGGTACGCCATAAACAAAAGGGATTACATGGTGCACCGGGAAGAGCAGGGTGTAAAAAGGATGCAAGACCGGAATGCTGAAACGGCGTATGACAAATTCAAACTACTGGACACTGGAAAGATCGACATGAAAGAGTGGGATAATTTCATGTCCAGCATGAGAATACCGGATGCAAAAGGAAACTTCCCCATGAGAAGGGAACTGATGGAACACTTCGAAATAAGAGTGGACCAGATGATAAGAGGGGGGGACAAAATACCGCCGAACCCAATACTGTATAACAAATTGAACGAGAGACTGGTGGACGGTAAAGACCCATTGACTTTTTCCGAATTGAATCAGTACTCTAACCAGTTACCCACATCCGCCTTTAACCACTTCTCGGATAAACTGGCCGCCATAGAGATCGCGGAAGGGAAAAGAGGGGCGAGTAGTGAAAAAGTGAAAAGGGCAAAGTTGCAGATAGACGTGGAGAAAGACGAAAAGGTGTACATAAAGAGCCTGTTTGAGGGGAAAAGCGTGGACCCCGATGAAATGTGGAAAATGAATAAGGATGTGGAATACACCATAGGGAAAATGCTGGACGCGGGGGAAACAGACAGAGAGAAGATACACAGTGAGATAAAGAAGATAGTGGAACCGAAGGCTCACACATGGCTGTATAAGATGTGGAAAAACATCATGACTCCGGATAATGAAAATTACGGATTGAATGATGTAGTGCCTTCGGGAAAAGATATGGCGACTACCGCGCCCCAAAAAGTAATGAAAGCGGGAGAAGCGGCTGAGATTTTCAGTGATGAGGAAGTAAAAACGTGGGACGTAGGTAGAATGAGCAAAAGACTGCAGACCGCACTCAAAATGAAAAAAGAGGATGCGGATGTGGTGGCAGGAAGGATAAAAGAGGAGATGAGCGGAGGTCCCCCACCGAATGAATTGCCAAAAGGGTGGACAAGAAAAGGGAATGAGGTGTACAACGAAAAAGGGAAAAAGATGAAGTGGGTGGGAGGAGGAAAGTAAAATGTGGGTAGAGGATAAAGATGAAAATGAGAATGTTGGGAGATGGGTAGAAGAGGGGGGAGAAAATGACCCCATGACCCATGTGGAAGGGCTGATGAGAAAAACGGCGGTAGACAATCTGCCTGGCCAGAAACTGGTGGCTACCCCCCAAAAGAATGCAATAGATGAAAAGATAGACACAATAGGAAATGTTATAAGCCGCATATTCAGGGATCCGGAAAAGGAGAAAGCGAAAAACGCTAACATCGTAGCCATGTCCCAGCAGTTGAACATACCCTTTAATCACGTGGATGGGTATTACAACACATTGAAGGAAAAGATGTTTGAGAGTACGGATGTGAACATGCAAAAAGCAGTAAAAGGAGTGGGAGTATACGCGGGGGCCGCCGCTCTTCCTTTTATCATGCACGGGTTGTGGACCGCACCCCTATTGACTTTGGGGGGATTGGGGTTCGCAGAGGGCGTAAACGAAGCCATAAGCCTAACCAACCATATAAACAGAGGGAAGTGGAAAGAGTACAGACCGATGAAAGGTGCGGCAAGTGCGGAAGATACGGAGTATGGGAAGGATATGATGAACCTCATCTCTATGGTGGGGGGACTGGTAGGAATGGTGGGTGGAGCCAAGATGATACCAAAAGGGAAAAGCATGCCCGAATTGGCGAGTCTGGTGACAAAGAGAATTGTGCAAGAAGGGGGGATACCGAAAAAGGTGTGGATAGACGGAGCACAAGTAAGTGAGATCATAAGTGGTAGACCCAACACGATGTTTAAGGGGGGAGAAAAAGGGAGCAACTGGGTGCCGGAAGAAGTAATAGAGTTCTACAAGGAATGCGGACTGAGCGGAGCGGAAGCGAGACAGGCCATAAAGTACGGGATTGACATAGAAGTAAGTACGGACACAGTAATGAAAATGGTGGACAGACCGTACTGGGAAAAATTAAAGAGCATAATTAAAATGGACCCCTATCAGAGAGTGATATCAACTGAGAAAGGGGGAAAAGTAACGTATAGAATAGGGGATGAAAATGGAATTGTTCACAAAACCCCTGCGGGTGGGGTATTGGGAGAAGTGGCTGGGCCTGATGCGGGTCTGGTCGACATTACCACCCCCAGCCCAAAGGCTGAGACACAAAAAATTACCCCTGCAAAAGTAACGGGTTCAATCACATCAGAAGAGGGGTACGCCTACCATGCTACAAGTAAGGATAGGTTATACGACATAGCTGATAGTGGCGAACTTAAAGTTAATGAACCGTGGGATTACACTGAACAGGATATGTGGCCCGATGGTTCCACTGAAATGAGGTCGTACTTTAGCTCAAAGGCTGATACCACTATGGCTTTTACCCCCGACCCCAGTAATCCAGTTATAATTAGGACAAAAAATACGGGGATAAAGACGGAAAAGGGTACTGGGGATTTATATCACACTAAACCCATACCGTCATCAGAACTTGAATTTTTGGGGGATGATGGGGGGTGGCATAGCGTAGATACTCTGACGGATACTACAGTACAAACCTCCGAGGCCGGGACACAACCTCTGGGCGTGTCTACGGGAGAGGGGGCTGTAGATGCCGCACCCCCCGCACCCGCGAAAGCGGGAGGGCAAGCGGAGAACGCCACAGGCACACCCCCGAAGTTAACCCTGGCCATAAGAGATGGGGATAGGGTGTTTGTAGCGGAAAGAGAGAGGATACACGGAGACCTGCTGGCGAGACTGGTGGAAGATGGGAAGATAGAAAAGGCTCATGCATGGGAGGACTTGGCAGATAGTAAGTCGGCTATGGGGTGGGTAGATGAAGAGGGGAACTTCTACAGTAAGGATGAAGCAACAAGGATGATGAATGGGGAAGCCGTGATGGCTGAACCTGTCAAGAAGTCCATTGAACAGATCAACGCCGAGTTGGACGCGAACTACGCCAAATTCATGGAAGACGCGGGGAAAGTGGATATTTATGACTTCGTGGCCAACAGGCTGGAGTCGGAAGGTGTCTCACTTGGCGAACTCTATGACGCGGCCAAAGAGGTGAAAGGGATATTGGATAACCTGGGTGCGGCCCGTAAGGGATTCGACAAGCTGATACGGGAGCATGACAAAGCGGTGAAACTGGGAAAGAAGGTAGAGGAGAGAGGAGAACTGCTGGCACAGAAGAAAGCGTATGATGATGCCCTCCGCATACACAAGAGGATAAAGACAAGGATTAAGGAATTGACGGGGCAACAAAAAGTAGGGAACGTGGTAGGGGAGCAGGAGGCGTTGAAGGCGGCATTCAAGAAGGCGGAGCAAGCGTCTAAGATTGCGTTCAGGGAAGGGAACAAGGAGGGGGCGGCAAAAGCTAGGGCAAAAGCTAAAGACTTGGCCGCGATGCAAAAAAATAGGGAATGGTTGAAGACGGATATAAAGAGAAAGATAAAGAGCATGAAAGTGATGGCTGGGAGAAAGGGGATAGACGCGGACTACAGGGAGTTGATACAGTCCATGATGGCGGATTATGACTTGATGATAAGAAGCGAGAAAACGCTGGGGCGGAGGCAAAGCACCAGAGACTTCATAGAGAGGGAAAAGGCACTGGGAAATGTAATTGACATACCGGAAAGGGTAATGGATGTGGTGTACAGAAAGCCGGTAGCGGAGATGACAATAGACGAGTTGTACGACTTGCACGACGCGGTAATAACGCTGGGAAAACTGGGAAAGTTAAAGTCCCAATTGATTGCAGGGGTAAAGGCCAGAAATTTTGCCAATGTTAAATGGCAGATAATAGAAGAGGTAGAAAGTAGACTAGGGGTTCCGACAGTAGAAAACGGGCCTCTAATAAGCGTGAGGGAGACGGCATGGGAGAAGTCCATGCACATAGTGAGGCAGATAAGCAGTGAGATGGTGAAAATGGAATATCTGGTGGAGAAGGCGGACAACTGGAAGAAAGATGGGCCGCTATACTCCAACATGTTCAAGCCCATAGTGGATGGGGGGTTGAAAAAATTCAAACTGGAGCACGCAACAGCTGAGAGAATGAAACCAGTGTTTGAACTACTGAAAGAAGAATGGGTGGAGACCCTGCACGGGAAGATGGACATAGGGGAAATAGGAAAGCCTATGGTGGTGACGAGGGAAAACGCCATCATGATAGCCCTAAATGGTGGGAATGAGGGAAACATAAGGGATTTGATAGAGGGGAACGGGCTGACAAGGGAAAATGTGAAAAACGCGTGGGATAGACTGAAACCCAATGAACAGCAGTTTGTGAGGGAGGTGTGGGACGTGGTGGGCTCTTTCTTCCAGAAACTGCAGAAAGTAATGAGAGACCTGACTGGTAACAAGATGGAAAGAGTTGAAGGGAACTACTTCCCCATCATAACTGACGCGGAACTGTCAGCACAGGCAAAAGTGAGAATGGCAGATGAGGACATGTTCGAAATAACAATGCTGAGGGCAAAAGTAAAGAATGGGATGACCATGAGAAGGAAGCCAAATGCAGTGGCCGGTCCCTTAAACTTGACGTTTGACGTGATATTCCGCCATGTCAGTGATGTCATCAATTACATATCCTACGCTATCCCGGTAAGAGACGCACAAAAGATAGTGCTGGACCCCGAAATATCGGGGGCTTTGATTAAGAGACTGGGAAAAGAGAACTATGATCAGATGTTGCCATGGATAAGGGATATAGCCAACCCGCGTAACCCCATAACGGGAGGGGAGAGAGTATTGTCGGCATTAAAGAATAACGCGGCTGTGGCCATGATGGGATGGAGTCTGTCAGTATCATTCCTGCAACCGTTAGCGTACACCCAAACCATAAATAGGGTGGGGTGGGGAAACGCTATGAGCGGACTACAGGACTTCTATCGTAACCCCATAGAAAACGTGAGTTTCATACTGGAAAACGACGTGTGGATGTATGAAAGAACCAAAACACTGGACCGCGACCTCCGTGAGTTCCTACAGGCCAAAAACATGAAGGATATGTTTACTGATCACTCCATACGCGACAGTTTCTTTTCCATCATGACGACAACGGATAGACTTGCCACATTTCCCACATGGTGGACCGGATACCAAATGGAAATGAAAATAAGTGGGGACCATGAGAAGGCAGTAGAGATGGGGAGAAAATTGGTGAGAGAGACACAGGGAAGCGGTATGACAGCTGATACCCCACGTTTGATGCGCCGCCAAGCTCTCAAAATTTTCACCATGTTTCAGTCGTTCTTTAGCTCCACATACAATGAGGCGTGGAAAGACTGGCATAGGGCAAAAGATAAAGATGTGTCAAAAGGCAAACTTATTCTTTCGTGGTGGTGGTTGTTCGCTGTTCCCGGTGCCATCTCCTCTATCCTCTATAACTACCTGAAAAAGGGAAAAGTAGACGGATGGGGTGTGGCTGAGGGTGTAGTTGGGTATGCGGCAGGTTCCGTTCCCATCGCTGGGTCGGTTGTCACCTCAATACTGGAGGGGTGGGAATACCGCCCCTCCCCCATAGTTAAACTGCCGTCAGAAGTGATGAAAATGAAAGAGGCTAAAACTGCAGGACAGTTAGTGGAGCACGGGATTAACGCATCAGGATTTGTGTTCGGACTCCCGGCAAGACAGACATTACTTACGGCTGATTTCGTAAATGAATTGATAAAAGGAAATGTGGAGCCGGGAAGACTGCTGTACAAGCCGGAGAAGAAAAAAGGAAAGAAAAGTGGGTACAACTATTAGAAAGGAGGATTTATGATTCCATCAGACGCAGACGTAAGGGTTAGTTACAATTGCAATGGCTCTCTCTCCATTTTTTCATTCTCATTTCCCCTCATCGAGTCATCCGACATAAAGGTGACATTGAGGAATAAGACGACATACGTATCTACAGTGTTGACCGAAACTACAGACTACACGGTGAAGGCTGTGAATGGGGCAGAAGGGGTAGACGCGGACTTTTCTAGTGGTGGCACCATTACTACCGTCACCCCATACAGTTCAAACTACACCTTAACTCTTGAGCGAAACGTTCCATACACTCAAACCAGTGATTTCATTGAAGGAAGCCCCACTCTGTATGAAAACTTTGAATCAGCCCTGGATAAGCTGACTATGGAAATACAGCAACTAAAGGATAAAATAGACAGATCAGTTACCATACCATCGGTGGACAGCACCAGTCTGAACATGGAAATACCCAGTGCCGAAGACAGAGCGGATAAATACCTGAAATTCGATGAGGACGGGGAGCCTACCGCCGTATCGTTATTGGATACTGATACCGTGGGCGTGAGTGCGTGGGCTGCAACGCTTATTAACGATGCGGATGCAGCAACGGCGCGGGCAACACTTGACGTTGTTCTAGATGAAGATGACTTTGTATCAGACA